GTATGTGGGGCGGTGGAAGCCTCTCTCGGTTACGCCCCACTCTTGGGTGTTCATCCCTTTGTCACCTCCGTTGTAATGGTATGACCGTTTTCAAGGCGTCCGGCGGCGCTGATCTCCAGCTCCCGGCCCTCGAATTTGTACTCTACGTTCTCCACCTCAGCAACGCCGGGTTCCTGGAGAACGGCGTCCCGGATGACCTCTGGAACCTCATCCTCTTCGAGCTCACCAGGCTTTTTTCCCATGATTCGCTCATAGTCGGTGCCGTGGGTGGGGTCAAAGGGGAACTCGCCGCGCCAGACATCCAACGTGAGCCGGACATTTTGGGCCGTGGCCTCATCTCCGGCAACAGTCTGCATGATCCCGGCGTCGTCAAAGGTGATGTCCCGCGTGGTGGGGTCAATCCTCAGTGTAAATTGAGCCATAGGCTACCCTCCAATCAGGACGTTCCCGCTCCCCTCAGTGACGGCCCCGGCTCCGCTGTGGGCGGAGAGGGCATCACCGGCGCGGGCGGCGGGTTTCCCGTTTATGAATACTGTGGAACTACCGGCGGCCACGGCCCCCTGAGAGGCCCCACAACAGGCGTCGCGCTCTGTCGTGGAACTTCCCTGGGTAGCCGCCGGTAGGCCGTTTATCAGAACATCGGAGGCGCATCCCCCGCTGATCTCCCCGGTAAATTGCATTGGAGTGTGCGGTGGGGTGTGCCCCGAATGTTCGCCAGATGTAATACCCTGGACGTGATCGCCCAGGCGGGCCGCGCCACTCATTCCGATCCCTCCCTAAGTTAAGGCGGGTGATCCCGCCCTTGGTGGTGAAGTCGCCGGTAATGGTGACGTTGCCCTTGATCTCAATGCCAGATCTCCCGATGGAGAGGAATACCGAGCCGTCGTCGGTGCCCATAACCAGGGCCCCAGAAGGAAACGCAGGGGCCTTTCTGTTACCGGCCAGGATTCCGCCGATGAACACGGCATCGTCCCCGCTGTGAAGGCGCTCAGTGTTGGGATCAGCCTCGATCCCCCCGGCGATGGTGGCGTCGCTGTCCCTGTCCAGGTAGACAACTACGCCGATGTCCCCCGCCTTATAGACCGGGCGAAATGTGTACCCTCCACCGCAGACCACGGACACGGGAACCGAGAGGATCTGCGGCTTGGTCTGGTAGCCGTCCTCATCCGGGTATCGCGTCAGAGGAAGGACATCAACCCTCATCGTGTTCTCGTTGAAGGCGATGACCTTTACAATATCTGCCACGCATAGTCCGGCGGCGAAGGCTTGATCCTTCGCGTCTTCGTAGGCCCTTTTGGGGTTCTGTCTTGCCATGGCTTCCTCCTATCAGGCGGGCCGCATTTCGATGGTGGTCTTCCAGGCCCCGCGCGGGCTCCCGGTATGCTTGCCACGGGCAACAACAAAGCGCCCGTTCAAAGACTTGGACTGGACGACTACCAGCTCGGCGGGGCCGATGTGGTAATTGAGAAGGCACTCGCGGGTGATGAAATTTCCGTCCTCACCCTTTGCGGCGGCGCTCTTTTGGCTATCTGCGCCAACGGCGACAACGCTTTCCTCGGATTCGCTTCCGCTGAGGAGTAGCCCGCTCTGAGGAGACAGGATCACACCGTTGGAAATACCCTTGGATGGATCGTTGATGATAACGCCCCCGGAGCGGATCAGGAACCGGCTCTTACAGTCGTTTACCACAATCTGTTTGAGGCTATCCTTCACCTTTCCGTTGCAGATGAGCCCCCGGTCATAGGTCTTGTTGACGGCGAGGCTGAACTCACCGATCTCAAGGCCGAAGAGATTGAGGAGGTCAGAAACGATTTCCCGCGCCGTGCTACCCCTCGCATAGGTTTTAGAGACTTTGGCACTCAGCCATTGATCCATCGCGGCGGTAGCCGAAATCTCCGTGATGATGTCGGTGTTCTGCTTCTTGTGGTTACAGGCGCTTACCTGGCCTACGAAGATGGCCCCCACATCGCCTTCATAGCCCGCATTTAGGATGATGACGCTCCCCCGTCTGATACTCTTCCTGGTACTCTCCGAGAGGTTGTAGGCCTTGAATTTTGCTGTCTGGAGGGTGTCACTGTCCTCAAAGGGAACCTCGAACTCGAAATAGAGGTTGTCCATGCTGTACCGGCGGTTCCCGATCTGGAGGGACGCCTCCCTCATCCAGAAGCTCATCACGCCGCCCTCCTCTCGAATAGGTAGAGCTTGACGGTCTTCCCTGCGTCGGCGGCGCGAAGTTCTCCCAGGTGATCGTATCAACGTCATCGCCGGTGAGGCATAGGGGGATAATGACCGGGAGGGGGAATCGCTCATCCTCAATGGTGCCGAACATCGGCCTCCCGTAGCGGATGGGGTCGCCGTAGGCCAGCACCTCCCCGGTGGCGGCCACGGCAAGGTCGGCAGTAAAGAACCCGCCTACCTCGTTATATCGGATTGTAAAGGAAAAGGTCTTGTCGCCCAGCTT